ACTCATACTCAAGTTGCAACAATCTACGATGAACACTAGAATCAAAAGTTCCAATGTCATCTTCGAAGGGCATCTTGTGTCGATTATTCTCACAGATTTTACCAAGCTGTTCATTGGTTTTACCGCTTGAAAAAGTTATAAAATGGTTATCATTCCAACATTTTTTTAAAGCATCTTGCAAAGCCATCATCCAAGGACCCACTAAGCATATAAACTCTGCTTGTGCTCCTGATATGAATCTGGCTGCCTTTTGCTTATAACCTTTCCTAGTTCTGTACAACAAGTTCTCCATTTTCAAAAAAGAAGACCTCATAGTAGCTTGCCTAACAAAGGAATGTGGAAGGTGTGAGTTCTCGTCTATGCCTAAAGCATTTAATTCCAAAAACTTTTTTTGCAATTTATTTTTAACAGTTTTCTGGGCATTAGAACGAGATAAGTATATGCTTTGAGGTTTAGTTAAGCCAGTATGTCTTGAAGGCACCACATATCCATCATAGACTAAATCATTGACAGTGATGTTATGCAAACCAGGAAAAATTTATCTCCTGTTGTTTGGCAATAAAACATCATTGTACATTTACTGAATAAATTCCAAATCAGGATTAGGTGTAGCAACAGTGACTCTGGTTTTCAAAGCTTGCTCTTCATTATGCAAATTGTCTGCAAAACAAATTGGAGCAAAATAATTAGTATGGTACATCGGTTTCACTTGTTCCTCTACATTGTCATAGAGTTTAGGGTGTTTCTTCTCAAACTTAGGTTTGGAGAGTTTATATGATGCACCAGGTTTTTGTGGAGGTGTAGATAAATAGCTATTTATAGTTGTGGGTAAATCATATTTAGGCGCTTCCACAAAATTTCCAAACACTTTATTTGACCCAAAAGAGTTGGAAAATTTTGTTAAAAGCTTACCAAACGATTTGAACATCTTGAGAACTTATATTGAACCAATAGAATCTAGAACCATTGGGCCCATCAAAATTTCTGGGACCATGAGTAATTAGAAGCTGGGATAAGTATCTAAAGATGAAAAACCACAATAATCCCCAGTGCAGAGGTAACAAGTAATAAACAACTACAACTTGCAATGAGCACCAAAGAAAATTAAAAGATAATATAGCTCTAACACTTTGATACCCTACTCCGGCATAAAAATTAT